CCACTTGACGAGCAATCAGTTACCTATACAATTCCTATTCCAACTACTGATGAATATACATTTGAAGTTGGTTGTGATGATGTTATGCAAATCTTTCTTAATGATGAGCAGACACCTTTCATGGATGTTGCTGGAGGGATTTTTTCTGGAGGTCCGTTGAGCACTCCACATACTGCTACAAGAAATTTAATTGGAAATAGAAATTTAAGTTTGACTGTTAGGTGTACTAACTCTGCAGCAGGATTTGTTAATTCTGAAGGTAAACCGTATGGTCTTGCATATGATTGGTCAAGAAATCCTGGTGGTTGGTACATTAAAATCTGTAGAGGTGGAGCTTGTGTGCAAGGGCATAATATTCCTTGGGTAAGATCTGGTCCTGATGCTAGTGATAGTTGGGGGAACTTTATGAATACCTATGCAGTCTTCCCATCAAACAGTGAAATGCTAATTGACCAGGTTCATACAGCAACATGGAATATTAATGTTCCCTATACAGGAAATTATGTGCTAGAATACGGTGTTGATGACGATGGTACATGGGATTTAGATGGGACTCGAATTATTACATCACCATATGTTCCTTCATCTAACACATATGCCCTCAACAACTTGTCTTCTGGAGCTCACACCATAACATGTTCAGTTGTTAACACTGATAATGCTGACAATTGGAATGACAATCCTGGTGGTATTGCTTGGACAATACGACCTGCTGCAACAACACCAGGTGCTGTCGCAGTAACTTTTGATAATAGGGGTAATATCGTAACTACAGGTGATGGTTTTGCTAGAGTCGTATTCTTATTTGAATATGATGACAATCCAAATACTAATGGTAAGGCGATGGATTCTGTAAGGTGGGGAGGATTCCCTCCAAATCATGAAGGTCTTAGTTTTACACAACATAATGATAGTGATGGTTCTGTTCAAAGTACAATTACTATGGAAGGTGGCAAGACTCATGTGATGTCGTTATTTGGAAATGATGGTGATTTTGTTATTGAAAACAACGGAAAGAAAATTTGCTATCGAGATGCAGATGGTAATGATTGTAATGCGTATGTTAAAATTACTAATATCACACAAATTGCTGGTGCTCTAGATGACTCAAATATCATCGCAAGATCAACCGACTTATCAAATATGGGCGCTGGTAATTTAATTTGGACAACAAGAGACGCTATTGGTTACGAGTATTATGAAGTTACCGAAAATTAAAAACGAAAATCTACCTGAAGAATTGAAACAGATTCTAGGAGATGATGATTTGGAGTTTGATGCTATCGTCAATCCAGAGGATGTTATTGATGTCCAAATTGATCCTGATAGTTTTTATGAATCACGATTGCATACAGCAGAATCTCTGATTAAAGCAAGACATGAACTAGAAGAACGAAGACTCAAAGAGAAACGCTCAAAGTCTGACAATTAAAACTGTATAAATACCTAACCGTACATTGTTACGGTTTACAACAAATTGAAGGTGCCTCAATTAATCGCATCTCTTTGTTGACAGCACCGCTCAAAGGTGCTATACTTAATCCAACGAGAGCAAGTCGAGCTCTCTTTCATCCGTGGGATACTCCACGAGATATATTTAAAGGTAATTTTTCAAATGATCAAAACTGTATTCGCAGCAACTGCTGCTCTGTTCGCTTCTGCTGGTGCTGCTTTCGCAGGACCCTACGTCAACGTCGAAACCAACGCTGGTTGGACTGGATCCGAGTACAACGGTGCTGGAACGGACCTGCACGTAGGGTACGAAGGTGCTCTGGGTGAGTCTGCTTCATACTATGTTCAAGGCGGTGCTACTGTAATCACTCCTGACGGTGGCGAAAGCGACACCGTTCCTTCTGGTAAGGCAGGTGTTGGTGTTGGTTTGACCGATGCTCTTGGCGCATACGGCGAAGTCTCCTTCGTTGGTAGTGGCGACAGCGACATCGATCGCGGTTATGGTGCTAAACTGGGTGTGAAGTATTCCTTCTGATTGACTAAATAATGTGGAGACCTTTCGTGCGGTCTCTACAAAAGTCGGAACACCCATGGGACTCTTAGGAGTCCCTTTTTTATTCTAGAGGTATTATGAATTTCAAAATTTATTCAAGAACTGGTTGTCCGTATTGCACCAAAGTAAAGCAGGTACTTCAAGGAAAGAATCTTTCCTTTACAGAGATGCAGTTGAATCGTGATTTCACACGACAGGATTTTTACTCTCAATTTGGTGCTGGTAGTACATTCCCTCAAGTTTTACTAGACTCTCAGAGACTGGGAGGTTGCACAGAAACTGTAAAATATCTCAGAGAAAACAATCTAATTTAAGACTAAATAATCAAAGAGTTCAAACATAGGAGGTTGGTTTCCAGATCATTGTAAAAGGTTTTAAGGGAGGAAACCATGTTAATTGCACTAGTTGTTTTAGTTGTCATTGGAGCATTCGTTTTAGGAATTTCTGTTTCTTGGTTGGCAAAAGGATACGTTGAAGATTTTATCGAAAACGCTGCCTATGCTAAATCTGTTACACACCCAGAAATGTTTGATGAAAATGGTAATATGATTCACGATGAACTTATCTACCTCAGACCAGACACACAATACTGGCATGAATTTGAGGAAGAAGACGAAGACTAATTTAAGGAGTTAATTATGCCAAGTAGTATGGACAACAGCAACCCTCGGTTGCTGATTAGTGAGATTTTGAGAAAGGTCTCCAATGCAAAAACGAAGCAAGAAAAAGTTTCTCTGCTCCGTAAACATAACAGCAATGCACTTCGCCAATTGATGATTATCAATTTTGATGATAGTGTTATTTGCGAATTGCCCGAAGGAGATGTACCTTACACTCCCAATGATGCACCAGCAGGTACAGACCATACTCGACTTGAAACTGAGTATCGTGGTCTGTATCGCTTTTTTAAAGGAGGCGCTAAACTACCTTCCCTCAAGAGGGAATCAATGTTTGTCCAACTTTTAGAAGGACTTAGTGCCGAAGAAGCAGAACTATTAATCCTGCTAAAGGATGGTAGATTGAGCGAAAAGTATAAGCGTATCACCAAATCAGTAGTATCGGAAGCATACCCATCTATTGAATGGGGAGGTCGTTCTTGAAGTTTATTGCTAAAGATTGTGATCCCACCAGTGCAAAAGATAAGTCACTTCCATATACCGCATATCTTGTAGAGTATTTACAAGACGGTACTACAAAGTTTGATATAGTGACTGCCGATAAAAAGGTTGATATCTTTGACCACTACTGGGATAACTATAGAAGCGATCTTATTAACATGACACAATCCTCTGGAACAATCAACCCTAGGATGTGGAACCCTCCATCGGAGAAAAAATGACTCTATACACTTTCAAAAAAACTGTTGAGGAAGTTGAAGAGGCAGGGATAGAGGAACTAGAGAAAGAAAAAAATAAACAAGAAGCAGTGACTGTTGTTGTTGCACTCATATCTTTCTTTGGCAAACCTCTGTTTCTTATGCTATTATGGAACTGGTTGATGCCAAGTATCTTTGGACTTGCCGCTATCGGTTATCTAAAGTCATTTGGTTTGTACTTGATTGCCCGTATTATTATCGATAAGAATGACTAAAGTATGTTTGATCTCTGTTACTCCTGATGCAGAGAAAACAATTGGATACATTGCTCGTGTGAGCAATCCTGCTAATCAGGAGAACCCTAAAATCTCTGGACTGCTAAAGTATTGTATCAAGCATGGACATTGGTCTGTGTTTGAGCAAGCATCTATGACTCTAGAAATCAGCACCACTAGAGCAATCGCAGCTCAAGTGCTGAGGCATAGGTCTTTCACATTCCAAGAGTTTTCTCAACGGTATGCTGACAGTTCTATGTTGGCAGATAAAATTGCTCTTCCAGAACTTCGTCGTCAGGATACTAAGAATCGTCAGAATAGTATTGATGATATTGATCCTTTCAAGAGACAGAAGTATGAAATCTTGATGCAACATCACTTCGATGAAGGGATGAAATTGTATAAGGATATGTTGGAAGATGGTATTGCAAAGGAATGTGCAAGAAATGTGCTTCCTTTATGCGTAGGGACAAAAATGTACATGACGGGCAATCTCAGGAATTGGATCCATTACATCCAACTGCGTTCCTCCAACGGCACCCAGAAGGAGCACATGGACATTGCAGAACTTGCGAAGCAGCATTTCATCTGTCAGTTCCCAGTCATCTCACAGGCGCTTGAGTGGTGCTCTGATGGTGATTGCGGATGCCCTGAGCAACTAGACGAATGTAACTGTATTCAACCTTCTTTGAGGATAGACTAATGCCACTATACAACGTACTAAATAAGGTCACTGGCGAAAAACAAGAGTTTCGCTGCACCGTTGCTGAGTATCAGCAGTGGCGTGAAGATAACCCTGATTGGGATAAGGATTGGCATGCTGGTGTTGCAGGTACAACATACGGCAACCCCAAACAATCTGACGGATTTAAGGAAGTAATGTCCAAAGTCCAAGCAGCACATCCCCGCTCAAACCTAAGTCGCTTTACTTGATATGCCAAGAGCACGTAAAAGGAATACTACTAGTAATCCTGTATCTAACATGACCGCAAAACAGATTAGAAGAAAGAAACCGATTGATAACTCTTACATGATAGAGATCAATCCTCTTACTCCAAATCAAGAGACTGTGTTTGAGCAGTATGCTGAAGGGCAGAACATTCTTCTGCATGGTGCTGCTGGTACAGGTAAAACATTTATTACTTTATATCTTGCCCTGAAAGAAGTGCTTGACGAGTACACACCGTATGATAAAATATACATTGTAAGGTCTCTCGTACCTACTCGTGAAATTGGTTTCCTTCCTGGAGACCATGAAGATAAGTCAGCACTGTATCAGATTCCATACAAAAATATGGTAAGATATATGTTCAGCATGCCTGATGACAATTCCTTTGACATGCTATATGATAATCTCCGAGCGCAAGAGACTATCTCATTTTGGTCTACTTCTTTTATCCGTGGAGTTACTCTTGACAATGCTATTGTTATTGTCGATGAGTTCTCGAATCTAAATTTCCATGAATTGGATTCTATGATTACTCGTATTGGTAAAGATTCCAAGATTATGTTGTGTGGTGACATCACTCAAACCGATCTTGTGAAAGAAAATGAAAAGTCTGGTATTGCAGACTTCATTAAGATTCTTCAGAACATGCAGGAGTTTAGTTGCGTTGAGTTCAGCATCGAAGATATCGTTCGTTCAGGACTAGTTAAATCTTATCTCCTTTCAAAATATAATCTTGGTTTCTAATGCCCTTTAATTTTATTGATGTCGATCTCCATGAACATGTGGAGGTTGAACCTGTGACTCAAGACGGTACTCGTTTCTATCCTATTCCTGGGGCAGATAAATATTATCCGAGTGTAACCTCCATCACATCGTTTAAGAACGCTCAGTTCTTCCAGAAATGGAGAGCTAGAATTGGTGAAAATGAGGCGAATCGTATTACTGCTAGAGCAACACAGAGAGGCACTGCTTTTCATGGACTTGCAGAAGATTATTTCAAAGGAGAACTAAACATCGACAAATACTTGGAAAATAATCCATTATCTGTTAGAATGTTTCAGTCAGCAAAGTCTACACTAAACAGGATCAATAACATCCATTGTTTAGAGACTTTTTTATATTCCCATTATCTTGGTTTGGCTGGTCGTGTTGACTGTATCGCTGAATTTGATGGTGAGTTGGCAGTAATCGATTTTAAAACTTCTACCAAAGAAAAAAAGGAATCATACATCGAGAACTATTTTGTTCAAGAGACTGCATATGCAGCAATGTTCCTTGAACGTTCAGGTTTAAAGGTAAAGAAAATTGTCACACTTATCGCAACCGAAGAGGGAACTATTCAAATATTTGAGAAGTACAATCTTGATGACTATCTACAATTACTCAAGTCCTATATTGACGAATTTGTTAGGGGAAAACATGCCTAAAGAAAAAACGGATGACAAGTTTTTAACTGCTACCAAATTCTCTCAAGAGATTGAGCGACTAGTAAAGATGAGTAACGGTTTGATTACGTATGTCGAAGCAGTAGTAACTTACTGTCAAGAGAACGAAATTGAATTAGAAACTGTTCCAAAACTAATTTCCAAGCCACTTAAAGAACGTTTACGCCATGAAGCAGAACGTTTAAACTACATGAAGAAAAGATCGAAAGGAGTATTGCCACTGTGACAGGATTTGAAGTGTACAAAATGTATCTCGCATTAAAGATGCACTTCACTAAAGACTCTTACGATTACATCAAATACAGAGGCAAAGTATCTGCCTCTGAAAAATCTTTTGAAGAGCGACGTGATCGTTACTTCTTTAAGAAACTAGCGACGAAGTATGAGGAGCAGAAAATGCTTCATTACTTTGTCGCTAATTTTATGGACAATCCTAAGGGGTATATAAAATCATTTAGTGATGGCAACTATGAGAAGTGGAAAGTAAATCAAGAATCTTTCTCTTATAAATTTAGACAGGACGTACATCTTCTGTTAGAAGATTTTGAAGCACCTTATCAAGATAAGTTCGATAAAATTTTTAAAGTAGAAGAAGGTTCCCACCCATTACTCATCAGGAATTATCTTTCTGGAGAGATATCATTAGAAACTCTCGTTGTATTTGAAACTTGTTTAGGATATGTTGAACGGTTTGATAAAAAATTAAGTGATCCTATATGGAAAGAGGTTAAAAATAGGGTAGTGAAATATAAACCATTTTTAAATGTCAATTGCCAAAAATACAAAGAGACAATACTCACAGTTATAAGGACTAAGTTATGAGTTTTTTTAAGTCAGAACAAGTACAAACAAATTTACAAGATATTTTTGAAACCTATCAGGAAGTAGCATCAATGACTTCCCAATTAGGGAAGATGAATACGAAAGAAAAATTAAATCATATAGAAGACTGCAAAGTTCTTATCGATAAGCAGAAAACATTCTATGGTCGATTGTGTCTTGCTGCATCGGAAGATGCTGAAGCAGCAGACATGAAAACACGCATCAATGCCTTGTCACAAGCGTTTGGGTATCTTGACCTTGCTGAGTGCATGGATGCCATGGTGGAGACACTTGAACAAGCGGCACAGAGGGAGGTTGACGCTGACTAAATACTATGCTATCCTTACAGGGTAGCAAACAATACAACTACACACACTCAATACGGAGAATACTAAATGTCTTTTGCAAGTCTCAAGAAAGCG